GTTAATACGGCAGGTTCAGAAAGATTAACAATATTCAATAACGGTAATATCGGTATTAACCAAACAAACCCCCAATACAAATTAGACGTTGATGGTGATATTAACATGTCTACTGGTAGTAGTTTCAGGATTAACGGGGTCGTACAAACGTTTGTTAGTCCTTGGGCAACGTCGGGATCGGACATTTATAGAGCCTCGGGTAAAGTTGGTATTGGGACAAATGCACCAGGCGTACCTTTAGATGTTAATGGTACAATAAATGCAACTAATACGAATATCGAAAACAACTTACATGTTGGTGGTGTAATAACATCACCAGCGGGTGGATCTATGGAAGTAGATACAATGACCGTTAGGTCTTTAAATGTAAAAAATACGACAGTTGTCGCAGAGAGACCACCGAAAAATATAAGTTTGAATTAATTCTTATAATATAATAGATGTCGTATGATTCCGGTTCTCGTATAAGACCTAATATTTCAGGTTTCCAAGCTACAGCTATGGACCTGTCATTCGATGAAAAATATTTATTTGCAACATCTAATATTACAAATACTTTTAGAATATACAAGTATACCGAATCAACAAATGTATGGACACAAGAATATTCAACAACTGGAGCGAGTGGTTTCGGTCAAGACGTTTCGTGTACGTGGGACGGTGATATAGCTATAGTTGGATCACCTTCAGAAAATAAAGCTTACGCATATAAATCAGACCCACAAGCTGTAAATATATGGTCAAGTCCTACAACAACAACAATAGAACGAAATGCAGCAACTTTGTTATATTCATCTTCTCATACACCGTCTACCAATTTTGGGTATTCTGTATCTCTATCAAAAAATGATGGAACTTTTTTAGCAATAGGTGCACCTGGAGATAGTACACCAAGTGATCATGGAGAAGCATGGGTTTTGTATCTCCATTCATCTACTAATAATCAACTTGTATATAAAGTACGTACTTCAAATTCTGGTGGATACACTTTACACACTACTACTAATTCATGGTTACCAACGTACCCTATAGTACACAGAATACTTTTTAATGTACATGAATACTATTATATAACAACTTCTGGACATAGAATTGGTCATAGTGTAAATATATCACCCAATGGTGAATATTTAGCTATAGGCGCACCGGGTACGCCGGTACCAGAAATAAAATATACCAACTCATCTAATTATAATGTAATTAACGTAGACGGGTCTGGTAAGTCCCCAGCGGGCTGGGCGGGTTATTACAGGTTTGACAGGTCAAATGATGATTATTTACAAAGTATAGCCATGTTGGGTCATATTCAGGTAGTGTATAGTACTGATTCATGGACAAATAATATATTTTTAACTGAACTTATAACAGGAACTGGTGAACAAACATTACCTGGTAGTAGCCTTGGAGCTGATCGCTTTTTTGATTTTCCATCGTGTGGTGAAAAAGTTAAAATTTCAACAGATGGTAGGTATGTTATCGGTGGTTCACCAAGGTACGGGTTCGCTGGCTCACAAGGTGGCGCACACTGGGGTAAAATTGAAGCTTGGAAACGTGAAGGTATAAAAATGAATTTATCTCCTGGTAGAGTAATTGGACAAAGGCCAGGTGATAGAATAGGTAAATTTTTTGATATAGATTATACCGGTAACCGCCTAGCATGTTTATTACTGAAAGCACCTACTCAATACGGTACAGCTTATGGAAATGTGGAAGGTGGATTGATGGTTTATGACTTTAACGGTCAGGCATTTTTCGAAACGACTGCAGAAATTACCGATACTGTAGGTGCGGGGATCGTTCATGGACTACATGGTGCAATTTGTATGTCAAGAGGTAATACAACAATTTTAAGTGGTATAAATGGTAATGGGCTTATACCTTCTTTTTATTTTAAACTAACCCAAACCATCGATGGTAATACACTCTCTGGTGGGTATTTAGCGGCTGATACTATAGTTATCGGACCTAACGATGGTACAACGAACAATTCATACCCTAAAAAGCTCTCGTTTGGTGGTACCTATAGAGACAATTCTTATGAAAATACACAAATTGAAAATAGAATATACCATTACGATAGTCTCAATTATAGTGAATGGGAACAGGGGTACTCCGAACTCTTATTCCGTAAGAAATCCCAACGCGAAGCTCAAGATATGATACGTTTCAAATCAAACGAATTTAGAATAGACTCTTATGTTAATAATACTGATGGTGATTACGATCACTACCCGGTTTTAACCATGAATCAACAAGGTCTCATTAAATTAAACCCCGAAATGCATTTTAGTGATGACACTACTGTTCATACAACGTCAGAAATGCAGTGTAATACGAAAGCACTTTTAGATATAGAAGGCGACTGTTTTACTAGACGTAGGATTGACATTGGTTGGCCCGAAGGTCAAAATGTATTTGGTTCGGATAGATGGGCTTGGTCAATCATTTACGATACGCGTTCACCTCGTGTAATAAATTGGGATGGTAATGATTACACGATATCTTCAAATGTAATCGCGATTAACAATTCACCATGGGTAGGAAAATATAGGAATGATTCAAAGGGTACCTTGTCACATCCATATCCTTATCCAGGTACTGCAAAAGATTTTTTATACGATGAATCTGAATGTGCATTTTATACGGATTCGATGCATAATGGTACCACTAACATAGGTAACGCAGGATACGCTATTAATACTAATTATACTGTTGCAGGTGCTAATGGTCATACAATATCGTTTTGGTTTAAATTAACAATGTCACAATCGTCTCTTACATCAAATGAAACCCTAATAAGTATTGGTACACCAAGTAGTACAGTAAACAATGGTGTAAAATTACAATTATCAGCTACAAAAATTATTATGAATTTTGGTACACATACAATAGAAACCGGCACTATATCACTTGACACGTATAAGTGGTACCATCTACATACTAAGTTTGATGATGATAATGGTAGTTCAATGGAAATACGTTTAAATGGAACTTTACAATCCCTAACTACTATAGGTACTCAACCTTCTAGTACAGGTTGGAATCAAAAATTTGTCATAGGGTCAACAGACTACGATACTGTAAAAGATTGTTATATCGGTATGATAGCATACGGTAAGCACTTATCTATAGATGGAACGCAGAATAATTTGATTTGGAATAAAGAGATACCAACATGGGAAGATATGTATAATTGGGGTCCACCTACACAAAGATTGATAGTTGGAGGTGATACAGTTATCAATAATCGTTTGGGTATAGGAACATCAAATCCGGATCACCCTTTAGATGTTGTTGGTAATATAAAATGTACAGGTTACTTATCAAAAGGTAGTGGTTCATTTACAATTGATCACCCACTTACAAGTATGAGTAATACACACAATCTTTACCACTCTTTCATAGAAGGTCCAAAAGCCGATCTCATATACAGAGGTAAAGTTGATCTAGTAAATGGAAGTGCTTCTATAAACTTAGATACCGTTTCTAAAATGACAAGTGGTACATTTGAAGCACTGAATAGAAACACTCAGTGTTTTACAACGAACGAATCCGATTGGGACGCAGTGAAAGGGTCCGTATCTGGAAACACTCTTACAATATCGTGTCAAAACGCGTCTTCTACCGCAAATGTTAGTTGGTTAGTTATAGGCGAAAGAAAAGATCAACACATGTACGATACAAATTGGACTGACAGTGACGGATACGTCGTACCCGAACAATTAAAATAAAATTAAGTAAAATCACATTTACCATGCTGGAACAAACAGGATGGTAGATGGTTTAACCCACTACTTTTTTAGTGGAAGTGAATCCATAATCGCGAGTGTAATAACACCCACGATAAAAAACATAACGAGAAAATTACATTCGGTATCGTCCTCGCCTAGGAAAGACGTTATCTCGCGACGACGTCTTGCTACCCTTGGCTGAGGTATCGATTCCTCCTGACTCCATGAAGGTCTCTCAATAGGTTCCTCGTCTAAAGGACAATATCCTATCATTTATATATTACTTACAAATTAATTTCGACCGATTTTTTCTTCTTACCACCACCGCGTTTAGACTTGGTCTGAGTAACCTTAACTTCCCTCACTTCACTTTCATCGTCACCCTTAGTCCCCTTACTATCGTCTGCTGGTGGTTCGGCTATATCCGAAATGTCGTCTTCAAAATCGACCATATCATCGTCTGGTTTATTCAAATGCGTTGTGCTCATGGAAGGTTGTGGTGGCATCATAATATTACCCATAAGACTCGAAATGTCTAAGCCTGGGCCCTGCATTTCACGTCTTCCGTTTGCATCTACCTTATCGTCACCCTGTTGTTGCGACTTAGGGACCGTATTTTGAACGGCCGACATCATATTTTGTACTAATTCGGGGTTCTGTTTAATCACATCGTTCATGTTCGGCATGACTGATTTAAACATACTATTTGTTAAGTGGAACATCATAGCTGATCCACCAAGCATCATTATAAGTTTAACTTCTGGGGCGACGTGCATTTTCGTTCTATACTTCACGTAAAGTTCCTCAAAAACTTCATCGTAATCATCGACGTTCTCCATGACATTCTCGGACCAACCATCGAGCTGGATTTCGAATGGGTTATATTTTTTATTCAAAAACTCGAGACCCGTCGTACATGCAATAAGCATACGTCTCGAAAACTTTATCGATTTATCTACGTCTATGCTATATGTAATTCTCTTAACTTCCGTTCTAAGTTCATCTATAGGTGAATATGCATTCAAACGCTTATTCACCGTAAAACCTTTTTTTTCTAACCGACCAAGTTTGTTTACGAGATCGGCCTTCTCCTCGTCGATAGTTTTAAAACCAGGTGAGGGTTTATCCTCTTCCATACCACCGTCGGGTACGCCATAATCATACGAATACCCTGGTTCTGGTTCAACTTCGTACTCGCCATAATCAACGGGTTCCTCAGTTGGTGGAACCGAGGGTCGGTTTTGTTTATCGGGATTTGCAAAAGAATCAATGTCTTCCTGGAAAGTTTGTACCGGGGGTGGCGTGAACTGAGTGTGCATGTGTTTTGGCATTTGCTTTTTCACAGGCTGAGGTCGAGGAACTTCGATTTCAATCTCGTTCATAAGAGCCTGTTCGTTATCGTCCAATTTCATAACGTTTGTGTCATTACGATTAAGTATAATCTCTCCGTCCATTAATCTTTATATTGAAACTATTCTAATTTCTTTAACGCACTTTATAAAAAAAATATATGTTCAATACAAATGAAACTCAACTCTACAAACAAAAATACACTCAAGGCAATTGTGATCGTCTTCGCACTTATATGTATTCTCCAATTTTTGAGAACAAGTGGATACAGCCCAGTCACGATCGAAACTACAGACGAAGGTTCGCTCTTCGACCTCGAATCCAAGGAAGACTGTCTCAAGAACTCCTACTACTCCGATAGTAAAGGTGGTATCTGCGGCGGTCAAAAATTAGTCGCGGCACAAGCGGGCTATAAGATGAAGTAAAATCTCCAGTATATATAAATGGCTTTAGTGACTAGTCAGTCCACTTTACCCGATTTCGAATACGAACATCACACGGTTATACTCGATAAC